AGTACTTTGTAGATAGTAAGGGCAAGCCTTTCATTTATGAAAAGACAAAGCTAACACCTCTAAAGTATATGAAAATTAAGAAAGTGGAGCGTAAAGAATATGCTACACTAATATGGGTAAAGGGGCATAACGCTCCTTTTACCGTACCACGCCCTCCCGAAGATGGACAGACATGGGCAGGGGTTCTGCATCTACATGGAATACCGTGGATGCTTTATGAGTATTCTTCCGAGAAACTCAAAGACACTAGAAGAAAAGTATAATATGGCTAAAAGACGTAAAACTCTATCAGGTGTAAACTTTGATCTGAGAGAGATTGAACCTTTAACACGAAACCAACTAAAAGCATTTGATGCAACAAACAATTTGGTACTGCATGGACTAGCAGGAACAGGTAAAACCTTCATATCCTCATATCTAGCATTTGATGATATGGCAAAGGGAGACTATCAAAAGCTAGTAATTATACGAAGTGCAGTACCTACGAGAGATATTGGGTTTCTGCCAGGCACTGAGAAAGAGAAAGCCTCTGTTTATGAAGAGCCTTATAAAGATATTGCAAACGACTTATTTGGTCGAGGAGATGCTTATGAGATTCTTAAACAGAAAACTTTAGTAGAGTTTATGACTACTTCGTTTATTCGAGGTATTACTTTACGAGATGCGGTTATTCTTATTGACGAGTGTCAAAATATGTCATTCCACGAGCTAGACTCTATTATCACTCGTATGGGTGAGAACTGTAGAGTTATATTTTGTGGAGACTTCCGACAAGCTGACTTAAGAGGAAACGGTATTAAAGATTTCTTCCAAGTATTGAAACGTATGGGTCTATTCACCTTTATAGAATTTGAGGTCGAAGACATTGTGCGATCCGAGTTTGTTAAAACTTATATTATTGCTAAGAACGAACTTGAACTATGAAGGCAGTCATAAGCCACAGAATTTATATGGAATGCGGTGCTGATCTCCAAGAGAAGATCGACAAAGAGCTCACGTACTCAATTCCTACGCACAACCCTTTAGATCCTCCTCAGATCATTAAGAATATGGGCATTATTCGTAATGGGTTAGTATCACTACCAATAGGACGTACGGATTTGATACCGTCGCACTACGAAATAGTTGATAAGCGAGTAAACAAACCTGTGGACTTTCCTGACTTTAAGTTTGATTTACGACCAAGTCAGCAAGCGGTTTATGATGAGATCGAAGACAATAGTATAATTAACGCATGGGTCAGTTGGGGTAAGACATTTACAGGTCTTGCTATCGCAGGCAAGCTAGGTCAAAAGACTCTCGTTATTACCCACACTGTCCCTCTGCGAAATCAGTGGGCAAAAGAAGTAAAAAAAGTCTATGGTTTTGAACCAGGCATCATAGGCAGTGGTAGATTTGAAATTGACGCTCCTATCGTGATTGGGAATACTCAGACTTTATACCGCAATATCGAGAAGATTCGTAAGGAGTTTGGCACTATCATACTTGATGAGATGCATCACGTTAGTAGTCCCACCTTTAGTAAACTTTTAGATACAAATTACTGTAGATATAAGATTGGTCTATCGGGTACTATAGAAAGAAAAGATGGAAAGCACGTTGTGTTCAGAGATTACTTTGGTAATACTCTTTTTAAGCCACCTAAAGAAAACTATATGACCCCTACAGTACATATTGTACCATCAGAGATTCGTTTTATGGATGGTGCAAAAATTCCCTGGGCTAACAGAGTAACAAAACTGGCTACTGATGAAGAATATCAACATACAGTAAGTATGCTTGCCGCGGCCTACGCCGCAAGAGGGCATAAAGTGCTAGTAGTAAGTGATCGTGTTAGCTTTTTGAAAAGATGTGCAGAACTTACTGGAGACAAAGCAATTTGTGTAACTGGTGAAGTATCTCACGAAGATCGAGAAACGCTTGTAGATGAAATTCTCTACGGGGATAAAGAGGTTCTCTACGGAACGCAGGCAATTTTCTCAGAGGGTATATCAGTAGACACGCTAAGCTGTCTTATACTTGGTACACCTGTAAACAACGAACCCTTACTTACGCAGCTAGTGGGCAGGGTAATTCGTAAAAAGGAAGGTAAGATTGATCCAGTCATCATTGATATTCACCTCAAAGGGAACACTGCTCGCAAGCAGGCTTCTAATAGGGTAGGATTTTATATGAAACAAGGCTGGAACATGAAGTACCTTTAAAAAAATATTTCTTGACAACTTACTTAAACTTCGGTATAATATATGCTCTTATTTGATTGGAAGAAGGTATTCGATACGGCGGCGGGTAGCATTTACAATTGCAACCTTATTATGGAGATGCTCATAAAGGGCAGTATCCCTAAGAATAAATACGACCCTATTTATACTTTCTCACAGAAAAACTTTTCAGGCAATTCCTTTCTGGTACATCCAGAGTTTCTTCTGTACCATTCTCATAAGTACGAGCAAAAAGAAATATGTATGTATTATGCACTTGCTTCTTTACGAAGCCTGTCAGACTACTATGCATCAAACAAAACGACGCTAGATCCACTACATTGTCCTGTGGATTTAGATGACATTAAAGACAACAGACTACTCATAGTACTAGAGGATGAAATTACCTTTATCTATGAAGAAGCCACTTTGGAGACCTTACACTAATGGCATTATCATTTAACAAACAAACGGGCGGAGCCCAAAAATCATCAATCGACACCTTTCAATACGTAGACGGCGACAACAAAATGCGCGTAGTTGGCGACATTCTTGCACGCTATGTTTACTGGATTAAAGGCGAGAACGATAAAAATATTCCAATGGAGTGTCTATCTTTCGATAGAAATTCCGAACGATTCAACAATGTAGACAAAGACTGGGTACGTGAGTACTATCCTGATCTTAAATGCGGGTGGAGCTATGCTACACAGTGCATTGAAGGCGGTAAAGTAAAAGTAGTAAACCTCAAGAAAAAATTGTGGGAACAAATTATTACTGCTGCTGAAGATCTAGGTGATCCTACTGATCCTGATACTGGTTGGGACATTTGTTTCAAGCGCGTAAAGACCGGGCCACTACCTTACAATGTTGAATATCAACTACAAGCACTTAAGTGCAAGCCTCGTCCATTGACTGACGAAGAGCGTGACTTGATTGCTGATCTAAAGTCTATGGATGATGTAATGTCACGCCCAACACCTGACGCTCAGAAAGAGCTTCTTGACCGTGTTCGTGGCGCAGCTAACGAAGCAGATGACGAACTACTTGACGAAGAGTTTAACGTAGGATGATTCTCTTTACGGCAGACTGGCACATAAAGCTGGGGCAGAAAAACGTCCCTGTAAAGTGGGCTACAAACCGTTATCAAATGTTCTTTGACCAAATCTATGAGTTAGAGAATGAGTGTAATATGCACATAATCGGTGGCGATCTCTTTGATCGTCTACCGAATATGGAAGAGTTGGAACTTTACTTCAAGTTTATTCGTGGAGTAAAGATTCCGACTATTATTTATGATGGGAACCATGAAGCTACAAAGAAGAACAAGACGTTCTTTACACAGCTTAAACAAGTATCCAGAGATATTAACCCTCTTATAAATATAGTAGATATATCGTATGTAGATAACGATCTAGGCTACGGCATACTGCCCTACGCTGATCTGCACAGAAAAGGTGCTATAGATCACTTTGATAAGAGTCAGCCCTTGTTCACCCATGTCCGAGGAGAGATTCCACCACACGTTAAACCAGAGATCGACCTAGACTTACTAGAAGATTTCCCTGTCGTATTCGCAGGAGACTTACACTCTCACAGTAATACACAAAGAAATATTGTATACCCAGGTAGTCCCATGACTACATCATTTCATAGAACAAAGGTAAAGACCGGGTATCTATTGATCAATGAGAACAATTGGGAATGGATGTGGGAACAGTTTAACTTACCACAACTACTTCGTAAAACAGTAACAAATGAAGATGAGATGATTCCAACTGACTTTGATCATACTATTTACGAGATAGAAGGCGATATACAAGATTTAGCAGAAGTAAAAAATTCAGAATTGCTAGACAAGAAAGTAGTAAAGAGAAAGTCAGAAGCGACTCTCATCATGGACAAAGAGATGTCCGTACAAGAGGAGCTAGTAGAGTATCTAAACTATATTCTTGAAATAAACCCCGATAAAATACCAGACATAATAGGCACATACAATGATTACACTACAAACGTTGAGATGGGATAACTGCTTTAGTTATGGTTCTGGTAATGAGTTACAATTAGATGATAATACGCTAACCCAGATTCTGGGAACAAATGGTATGGGCAAGTCATCCATACCATTAATTATAGAAGAAGCGTTATTCAATAAAAACTCAAAAGGGATTAAAAAAGCAGACATTCCTAATCGTTATGTAAATGACGGTTACAATATCTACTTGTCTCTAACAAAAGATGACGATAGATACGAGATTACAATCAATCGTAAGAAAAGTATCAAAGTAAAACTAGAGAAGAATGGTGAAGATATTTCTAGCCACACAGCTACAAATACTTACAAAACTCTACAAGAGATTCTTGGAGTAGATTTTAAAACATTCTCTCAACTAGTATATCAAAACACAAACGCAAGTTTACAGTTTCTAACTGCTACAGATGCAAACCGTAAGAAGTTTCTTATTGATTTATTGCACCTAGAGAAGTATGTTGAATTATTTGATCTATTTAAAGCAGCCTCTAAAGAGGTATCCAGTACCTCTAATACGATAGCAGGGAAACTTGCAACTGTTGAAAAGTGGTTAAATGATAATAAGTTGAGTGATACATCCATACTACCCTTGTTGGATTTAGAAATTGATACATCTAAAGATGAGAAGACTTTGCGTTCTCTTACGGTAGAGATTGAAAATATTTCGGAAAAAAATAAAAAAATTCAAACGAATAATCAATATAAGTCAATGCTCGATGCGATAGATATTAATGAAGCGAATAAATCGACAGCACAGTATAATTCCTACGATGATTTACAGTCAGAATTAGGAGCAGTAAAAGCAGTCGCTACGGGTGCTCAACGAACTTTGAAACAATTAGGGGAAATTCGAGATACTTGCCCTACTTGTGAGCAACCTATCGACAGTTCTGTCGAATTGGCTATGAAGGAAGCGGAAGAGGTAAAATATGAAGAAGCTACAAGAAGAATTAAAGATCTTCAACGACAAATTGTCGACATCAAATCTGAAAATAATGAGTACGAACGCTGTCAATCAATTAAGAAAGATTGGGAAGACTTGTTTCGATCTATCGACAGAGAGCTACAGACGGATTTGTTGGATCAGCAAGAGCTTGAAAGTAGGGTGTCAGACGTGCAAGGGCGCTTACGAGAGTCAAAGCAAGAGTTATCAAGAATCGCAGAAGAAAACGAGCGAATAACTCGTCGAAATACCCGAATACAAGTAATACAGGAACAAACAGATGAGTTTATTGCTCAGCTGGAAGAATACTCCGAGAAGTTAGAGAAGAATCGTAAGCTAGAGTCAAACCTTGATATACTCAAGAAGTCGTTTAGTACGAATGGATTACTTGCTTACAAAATCGAAAACCTTGTCGGAGAACTCGAAGAATTAGCTAACGTGTACTTGGCTGAACTTTCTGATGGTAGATTTACATTAGAGTTTGTTGTATCGAATGACAAACTGAATGTACAAATTACAGATGCCGGGAATGTTATTGACATTCTAGCACTCTCCTCAGGCGAGTTAGCCCGTGTAAACACTGCAACACTACTAGCAATTCGTAAGCTGATGAGTAGTATATCGAAGTCTAAAATCAATATATTATTCTTAGATGAAGTAATTAGTGTGTTAGATGATGCAGGTAAAGAACGTCTAGTAGAGGTTCTAATGCGAGAAGACTTAAATACTTACTTAGTTTCACATGGTTGGTCACATCCATTGCTAGAAAAGATCGAAGTAGTAAAGTCAGAAAATATAAGTACATTGGAGTAATTATGGTAGATTCGAGAGCAAAAGGAGCGCGTGGCGAGTATCTTGTAAGAGATATGCTTCGAGAAGCCACAGGGTTAAAGTTTGAAAGAGTACCTGCTTCTGGTGCATTGGAATATCTGAAAGGGGACTTATATGTCCCCAATCAGAGAAACCATTATTGCATCGAAGTAAAAAACTACAAAGATTCACCACTCAATGATAAGATATTTACGGCTAAAAAGACCAATAATCTTATACGTTGGTGGAAAAAGATTGTAATACAGGCAGAAGGCGGAGATCAAAAGCCTATGCTATTTTTTAAATACGATAGATCTAAGGTATTTGTAGCTACACAGGAAACGCCAGAGACCACAGAAGATTATATGTGGATTGCATTTCTAGATTGTTATATACTACTAGCCGAAGATTTCTTAAAAGAAGATGTGGAGTGGATAGGTGGCTTTTAATTTTGAAGATAAAATAGGCGGAGACAGCGGTACAGCACTAGTAGTAGATGCTTTAAACCTTGCGTTTCGTTGGAAGCATCAAGGTAGAACAGATTTTCGACACGATTATGTAGCAGTAGTAAAATCATTAGCAAACTCTTATAATTGTGGTAATGTTATTATTACCGCAGATTGGGGATCTTCTAGTTATAGAAAAGAGATTTTACCTGAATACAAACAGAATCGAAAAGATAAGTATGCAACACAGACAGAAGAAGAGAAGCAAGCATTTATAGACTTCTTTGAAGAGTACGAAGAAACACTAGAACTACTTGCTGAAGAATATCAAGTTCTTCGTTTCAAAGGTGTAGAGGCAGATGATCTTGCTGCCCACCTTGTAAAACGTAAAGTAGACTACGGACTAGAGGATGTATGGCTAATCTCTAGTGACCGAGATTGGGATTTGTTGATTCAAGACGGAGTAAGTAGATTTTCTTACGTTACTCGAAAAGAAGTAACTATAGACAACTGGAGTGAGCATTACAATGTTTCTCCAGAAGAGTATATTTCTTTTAAATGTCTAACAGGCGATAAAGGGGATAATGTTCCTGGCATTAATGGAATCGGACCAAAGAGAGCCGAAGGTCTTATAAAAGACTATGGAGATGCCATGACTATCTATGATAATATCCCGTTAAGTGGTAGTTATAAATATATACAAGAGTTAAATGCAAATGCAGAAGTTCTCTTGAAAAACTACGAGTTAATGGATTTAGTAACATATTGCGATGATGCAATTGGGGTGGACAATGTGTCCGAGATTGAAGGGAGAATGATGAATGCAAATTGATTATAAAAGAGATAACTATCTGTCAGAGTTTAGCAAGAAAACTCTAGAAGATCGTTACTTAGTAGAAGGGGAAACATCTCCCCAGGATGCGTTCGCTCGGGCAGCAAAAACATTTGCAGATGACGACGCACATGCACAAAGGCTATACGACTATGCTAGTAAATTATGGTTTATGTTCAGTACACCTGTACTTAGTAATGGTGGGACTAGTAGGGGCTTGCCTATTTCTTGCTTCCTTAACTATGTCGAAGACTCAAGAGAAGGAATCACAGGACATTATACCGAAAATGCTTTCCTTTCTTCTGTGGGTGGCGGCATTGGTGGTTGTTGGAATGACGTACGATCAGTAGGTAGTCGAACCTCTGCGGGGTCAGAGTCAACTGGAGTAATTCCTTTCTTGAAAGTGGTTGATGCAGAAATGCTCGCTTTCTCGCAAGGTGTAACAAGAAGAGGTAGTTATGCAGCATATTTGGAAATGTCTCACCCAGAAATCGAAGAGTTTCTGGATATTCGTAAACCTACAGGCGGGGACGTTAATCGCAAGTCTACTAACTTGCACCATGCTGTCACTGTTTCTGACGAGTTTATGGAATTAATCGAAGGAGCCACGAGAGAAGAAGGCTTTGACGATTCATGGGATCTAGTAGATCCGCATAGTGGTGAAGTTACTAAAACTGTTTCCGCTAAAACACTTTGGGTAAAGTTAATCCAGAATCGTGTAGAGACTGGTGAACCTTACATTATGTTTAAAGATACAGTACAGGACGCTTTACCACAATTTCAGAAAGATGCAGGATTACAGGTACATCACTCTAATCTATGCTCTGAAATTACTCTTGCCACTGATGATGAGCGTACAGCAGTATGTTGTCTATCAAGTGTAAATCTGGAAGAGTATGACGAGTGGAAAGATAATGATCAGTTTATACCTGATCTAGTACGAATGTTAGATAATGTTCTTACACACTTTATTGAAAATGCGCCAGATGCATTATACCGTGCTAAGTTAAGTGCAGAAAGAGAAAGAAGTATTGGTTTGGGGGCAATGGGTTTCCATGCGTATCTACAAAGACACAATATTCCTTTTGAGAGTGTACTTGCGAAAGGCGCAAACAATAGAATGTTTACAAGAATTAAAGAGGAGGCAGTACGTGCCACAAGACAACTTGCAACAGAAAGAGGGGAATGCCCTGATGGCAAAGGTCATGGAGTTAGGAATGCACATCTTCTTGCTGTGGCCCCTAACGCTAGTAGTTCTATCATCTGTGGTAATACTAGTCCTAGTATTGAGCCTTATAGGGCTAATGCTTTCACCCAAAAAACTAAAAGTGGCTCTAGCCTACTTAAAAACGAGTATTTACAACACGCTCTCCAAGAAATTGGTATGGATACAGAAGAAGTTTGGAAAAGTGTAATTACAAACGGCGGCTCAGTTCAGCAGTTAGAATTTTTAGATGAGTACACAAAAGACGTATTTAAGACAGCTGTAGAGATAGATCAAAAGTGGATAATTGAAATGGCAGGAGATAGACAGCAGCACATTTGCCAGAGTCAGTCTCTAAACGTATTCTTCCCTGCTGATGTATCGAAGCAAGAATTGCATGCTATACACATGATGGCATGGAAACAAAGAGTAAAAACTCTATATTATTTGCGTAGTGAAGCAATCAAAAGAGCTGAGACTGTATCAGACGAAGCATTAAGACAATATATGTTCGATAGTATCGACGAAGGCGCTTGTTTAGCGTGTGAGGGTTAAGATGAAAATACTAAAATTTAGTGCTGATTGGTGTGGGCCTTGCAAGATGTTACAGAAAACTCTTGATGATATGGTTCTACCTTATCCAGTAGAAAGTGTAGATATAGATAAACAACCAGAATTAGCTGGTGAGTTTGGCATAAGAGGAGTACCTACTATGGTACTCCTTACAAGCGAAGGGTCAGAGCAGGGACGTCTAGTAGGCGGTAAAAGCAAGGCCGATATAATGGAGTGGTTATCATGAGTAATTTATTAGAAGAAAGAGAGTATTATAAACCTTTTAACTATCCGTGGGCGTTTGAGCACTATAAGTCTCAACAGCATATGCACTGGTTACCTGATGAAGTAAACCTAGCAGATGATTTGAAAGATTTTCGTGAGAATCTTAGTGAAGGCAATAAGTCTCTACTGGCAAATATCTTTCGTTTCTTTACGCAAGCAGATGTTGACGTATGTTGTGGTTATGCTACACACTATTTGCCAACATTTAAACAACCTGAAGTACGTATGATGCTATCTGCATTTGCAGCAATGGAAGCAGTGCACCAGGAAGCATACTCATTACTACTAGAAACACTTGGTTTCGGTGATGATGAGTATCAGAAGTTTATGGAACACAAAGCTATGATGGATAAGCATGAGCATCTTAGCAACTTTGGTATGGGTAGTAAAATGGATATTGCAAAAACAATGGCTATTTACTCAGGCTTTACCGAAGGAGTGCAGTTGTTTAGTAGTTTTGCTATTCTGTTAAACTTCCCCCGACATAACTTGATGAAAGGTATGGGTCAAATTGTTACTTGGTCTGTGCGAGATGAAAGTCTCCACGTTGAAGGCATGAGTCAACTATTCCGTACATATATTCAAGAGAATCCAGAGTTATGGAACGATGATCTAAAGTATGAAATCTATTGTGCGGCAGAACGTTCTGTAGAGCTAGAAGATGCTTTTATTGACTTGTGTTTTGCGGGCGCGGATGTGCCTGACCTTACACCAGAAGATGTAAAGCTATATATTCGATACATCGCAGATCGAAGACTATTAGGGCTAGGTTTGAAAAAGATTTTTGGTAGTGATAAAAATCCTTTAGATTGGCTAGACTATATGTTAAACGGCGTAGAACACGCTAACTTTTTTGAAAACAGAGCCACCGAGTACTCAAAAGCGAGTACAACCGGAAATTGGCAAGACATATTTAAATAGGAAATAAAATGACAGAACTAACTTTTAATGATAAAACATATGACACAGAAAATCTAAGTAAAAAAGCCCAGTATATTGTAAAACAAATAGAGGATTTACAAGGGCAAAGTCTAGGGACAAGAGCAAGACTAGAGCAGATAGAAATGTCTATAAAAGGTTTCAAGGAGATACTAGCTGAAGAGTTAGAAACCTCTGAAGAAGCTGGCGAGGAGGGGGCATAAGCCCCCTTTTTTATTAGTTTTATAACCTGCCTAGTCTAACTCTAAGAGTACTTCCTTGATATACTTCTAACCTATCATCTATAATTTTAAGTCTAGAAGTGCTAGCGCTAGTGCTAGATTGTAAAGAAAAGCTTTTACATTTAAGATCTATATTATCACCATCAAAGCGAAGGTATTCATCTGATCCACCAATATCCAGTTTATATTTTCCGCCTGTATGCCCCAAGAAAATTCCGTCTGTCACATCTCCATAGTTGGTTTTATTTGTAGTATGTAGCTGACCTCCTGAAAGAAGCTCAAACTTTCCAGATGTAGTAAGGTTAGAATATATTTGGCTGGTAGTAAGAACAGCTGCATCTAGTGTTCCTTCTACTATTACACTACCTTCAAATCTCTCTACTACAATGCTGGACCATTCACTTGCTGTTACACTATCTTCATTTGATACAAACCTATCAGCTCCTTGATATATTCTAGTAGTAGCACTGGTATCATCATAAATAGTTAGTTTATCCCCCGCTACAAGTGTACTAGTTACATTTGTATCAAAAAGTCTTTTTACCGCGTCCTTGGCGGCTTGGTTAGTTAAAGTACCTTTCCACGAACCAAAATCCGACGACCCAAAAGGACTTGCACCTGTATACTCAAAACTCAAAGGTGTCCCGACCCTTCTCCCTGTTGACTTAGTTAAAGTGAAAGATAGTATAGCAAGAGTTTGATTTGACTCATTACTGATAACTGGAACAGTAAAAGTTGAACTTGTATCATTTGCAGTATCTAGTATATTTGAAGTGCCCTGAATAAGAATTTTACCTTGTGCAGTAGCATACGGACTAGATTTTCCATCTGTATTAGTAAAAGATCCATATCTAAAAGTATTACTAAGATATGGTGTAGTGCCATCAAAACCATATTGTGTACCATCAACAGTTACATCTACCTTACTTTCAAAGTTATTAGAGCTAACTATTCCTGTTGAAGGGGCATTAAAAATATGATTATTATTTGTAGGAACAACAGTTATAATTTGTCCAGGTTTAAGTGCTGGTATCAGTAAGTGATCTTCTGCGATTATAGTAGTACCATCTTTAACTTGAACCCTATAAACCTCTGGCACGTCAGAAAAAGTTACGGGAAGTGCAGAAGAGTGAGTAGTTCCTGTTACGTTACCCAGAGTATCTGTAACAACTCCTGTACGTTTCGTAAAGAGACATTTTGTAGTACTAGGTGAATGATCTATACCAGTTGTTTCAGCTGTTAATGTTAAGGTGCCTGACGCGGGGAATGTTCTAACACCTGTTTCACTGAACTCATACTTTAGTGTATTTGCAACGAGTTTTACGCTTTGCACTCCAGCAAGCCCTTGAATACTTTGCTTAATAATTCTAGTAAAGGCTACTCCATCCGAGCTTTTACCTTCTATAGTAAATGTAACATCCGCTACATCGGAAGAAATACTTATATGATCCTTAACTCTAGCAAATGTTCCTTGGTCACTAGGATTGGTGCCGGTACCTACAGTAAGATTAGTACCCACCATGGAAGTAACACCCCAATAGCCTACTTGGCTGGCGGTAGGGCTTGGATCGTAATTTAAGGTAGAAGTACCTTCATATACGTATATATCCGTACCGGAACCAGAAAAGTCACGAGTGCCATCTTCTCTAAGAGGTATACCATGATTCTCATTTGTTAAGTCTACTCTTATTGAATCATTTCCTGGAGCTCCATCACTACCATCCTGAAAAGCTATCTGAGGGTAGGACCATGTAATGGTGGCGGCAGTAGCACTTGGATTTCCTTCCACTGCGTAACCAGTTGATACATATACCGGAGTGCTTCCCGAAGGAACTCCATCACTCCAGTTTGTAGGAGGTGTTAAACTCTGTGTATTAAAGTTAAATGTTCCTCCTGTAGGAGTACTTAATGCAGAAGAGCTTCTTCTATAGACAGCAAGCTCTACTACTGCTGCACCTTGCGGACCTTCTGTTCCCTCTACCCGTACAACATCCTGCCAAGTATAATTAGTATCACTACCAGCTTTAAGACCTATAGAAGACCATAAAACGTCAGTACCCGTTGTTCCCGATACTGTTGTAGACCAACCTGAAGGTGTAGTAGCACTCGCTGCGGGTGTAGAAGGGGCTGTAGCACTTCTCTGAAAAATAATATCTACAGAATCTCCAGGATCTCCGTCTCCTAAAAGCCTTGCTGCAGTAAAGTTTATAGTTTGTTGCTTTTCGATGTAAACTAAGGGATCATCAGTAGGCTCTCTCATTTTTACAACAACGCTTTGAGGCATTTTATCAAAACCTGATGAACGAGTAACACCTGTAGGGGCATTGTAAGTATAGGATGCAGTAACTGAAAAAGCTTGAGAAACTACAGTACCGCTCGCATCTACAGTTTCAAATTGAAACTCTGGTGTATTTGTGTTATTTATACCTATACAAGTTATGTCACAACTTCCTCCATACCCAGAAGCAATAGCGTTACCAAGAGTAGTATAAATAAACTCTGTCGGAGCAGACAAAGATATATTAATGTCTCTAACCTTAAAATTAGTTATACTCTCTGCGGTACCATCTATGCCGCCTGTATTATTATTAGGAAAGAATGCGGAATATACTGGTTTTTTCAATACTCCTGCATTATTTAAAACACTTTTTATTATTTTATATCGTACCCAGTAGTACCTAGTAACAGAACCAGTTCCTTCTAGCACTAAGTCGGTGTAGGTATTTACACCAGAAACTGTAGCTATCTTAGGAGCAGTAATAGTTAGGTTTGCACCTACAGACCACTTAGCTGGCATATTAATATCAATATAGGGCTGACCACTAATTGCCACTCCGACATTTGTTACTTTTATTTCTGCTTCTTCTGTTCGCACTTGGCCTGTACCTGCACGAGTAGTACCAACAGCAGGAACAATAATAGAACCTATTTCATACTCTATATTGATTGTTCCTGCTACAGCATTCCAATCCGTATCTCCTAGTACTGATATCTGGTAAGTTACTCCGTCTTGAGCGAGTGCAACTGAGAAGGTTTGAACAGCAGTTATATCTCCCGAAACTACCATGCCTTCTGTAAGTGTGGCGATATCATCTTTGAGAGCTTGATATCCCGCTGTGGAACCCGACGGGGGGAATATAATTGTATTTGAAAGAATGTTTGCAGCTGTTGCTGTAAAGTCGTAGCTTCTTTTGTTATATGTATTACTAAAAATTTCTACGCTGTGAGTATCTTCTCTAAAAGAAGGAGAGTTTTGCCAGTTTAATTTTATAGCAGTATCAATACTTTGAGTAGCTGTTAAACTGTGAGGAGATCTAGGAATTGCTGATCCTGTAGCACCTGCACCTGTAGAAGCTACGACGATAGGCTTGCTCTCATCTGGGGCAGGCACAAAGTATGCGCTATCTGAGTGCTCTTCTGCAGTTACAGATACATTACCGTTGCTTAAAAAGTTAAGATTAGTAATTCTCCATAGTTTTTCTGTCCACCCAAACCTATTATAGCTTAGTGCAAATACCTCTCCTGCCATAAGTAATGCAGCAGAAGGTCTAGCGGTAAACTGTACCTCTAAACCGTTTCTAGATTCATCCAAAAATTGCTTTATATTTACTCTAGCATTATAATAGTTAGTTATGGACGGGGTTGAAAAACTACCTTTTTTAGGTACATTATTATCTTGGTTTAAGTATTCAGAATTAAAGAAAGATACACTTCTAGTTTCGAACCCGTTTTGAGGATCTATTATACTTGCAGAGACACTGTTAAATGTTTTTTTACTACCTTTGTCAGATAGTTTTATAGACCCTATAATATCATCATTGCTGAGTTTTTCATAAACACTTAGTGCAGGGGATGCAGATTTTACCTTAAGTTGATACTTACCATTACTATAGCGCAATATCCCATTAAATTGACGTAACATATTATTTACGTTATCAAAAACTGTACCAGTAGTAGAAATAACTTGATTTAATTGATGTCGTGTAACATTACGTTGATCAGGACTGTCCCATCCTACCATTCTCCAATATTTTATATTATCGGAATCATATAAGCTATATCCCGAGCCTGTAAAACCTTGCTGAGAATCTATGTTTTTAACAATAGGGTTTCCATCTGCAGAAAGTCCTGCTTCTCCGCTATCTACTGTAAGGTTTGGAGCTACGTGATCAACAGCCTCAATAGAAATCCCGGCAGTGCCGCTAATAGCTGTAAAATTGGCGCCGATAAAACCAGCACCATTTAGTCGTACTAAAGTAGTACCAGTAAGTGCGTCGGATAGCCAGACTAGTGCACCATCAAAATACTGTTTATAGTCTTGTGCTTTTTGTACGATCTTACCCATACAATCGGTAAAAGTAACAACATAATAATCCGCCCCTACGGGTACAATTTTAGATACTTCACCCCTCCAAAAAGTACGACCTGCATATCTTCTATGGTATTCTTTGCCCATTACCGGAAGATTTCCTTCATTTTTTATAACCATAGTAACATCAGACCGAGTATCACAAGCTACTGCAGCAGATTTAAATGTTTCTAGATCTATATCTTCTTGTAAACTCAGACCTTTACCATATCTTATACTAGTAAGATAGTCTAATAGTTGCATTGCTGGATTTAAGGAAATCCTCTTATCTTTAGGAGTTCGTATTTGATATTTATCCCCTGTAGAAGGGTGATATCCTGCATCCCAAGCAATGTCAACAATTGCTACTGGATTAGTTGCATCTGGAATCCAGTCTATAATTGTTCTTTCCTGGGTATAAGGTATATTATTAGAATTAAATCTAGATAGGATAATTGTAGATCCTTCCAATACTGTTCCAGTTCCGGAAGGAAATCTAATTGCATTTTTTAAAAATATTTTTTCAAATACCGGAGTGCCGTCAGAATCTGCAGGTAGTATAGGATCTGGTATCCCTCCTACGTTTGTTAGTGTATTTGTGTTAGAGTTAAAATTTTGGAAAAGTAAATTTGATTTACTTAGATAGCTTAAATCGCCAGTGGCATATACATTACCACCCACTATATTTGAAGCTAGCACACCAAAATAACTTTTAGGCCTTTGATAAGTACCTATAGTTTCTGTGCTGTCCGTGGCAGAGATAGCATTGTTAAAACCGTTTGCCAAGTTTTGTAAAGTAATATCTACACCCTCAGAGCCTAGAGCAGACGATGCAATTTCAGCCTCTAGTGCTCCAGGAATTGTACCTGTATAGAGCAAAGAGTTAGACTTTTGCATAGTCCAAGTATAACTACCTTGAGTCATTATTACTTCTGGACCTCCTACAGGGTTAGGCTCTTCTTTCCACCTAAATCTACACTCAGTAGTATTGTCTTCATTTTTAAAAAACCATCGATCAATAATTGTAGTAGTATATGGTGTAATACCATCCCCAGATATAGTTACAGTATCGCCTATATTAAATTCGAAGGCATCAATACTGAAAGAGCTTTCTTGGCGAAAGCTACCATCATAGTTATGGCAGTCTATAGACTTCCCTCTAACTACGAAGTCTAATGAAGGTAGGTTGGTTTCTCCTTCTGATAATAAATATTCTGCTACTACATAAGCGGTGTCAAGTAATCTATGGTTGGGGGTCCAGTATTGATGAGGGTTTCCCGCATAAAAATCGTTTTGTACTTTGAATAATTGTTTATCCGCCTTTTCTACTAATAAATTATTTGCTCTTTGGTTAGGTTTTCCCTGGTGGAATATTAAAGTAAAATCGATTGGATCTCTAAATGCATATGCTTGCTCATGGCTTATACCTATACTTTGGCCGACAGTATCAACATCAGAAGCAACATCTCCTGCATCCATAATTCTAGTTTCTTCGGTATAGTAAGGAGTATTTTCAATAGGTCCCAAGTTTTTAGCAGATCTAAATATACTACCACCCTGAGCTGAATTATACCCGTTCCAGTTGTAGGTTTTATGGGCATAAATACCTACACCTTGAGAAGCATCAGTACCTAATAAAACGTCTCCTCTATCTTGTCTACCTTTACATAAAACATCTATAGAGTTATTTTCGTTCTGCTCTGACCTAGCTAAAGAATCAGCACCGTCTAAACATAGTGTGGTTTTGTCGTCAATCGATATATCAAGTAAACTACCTATAGTACCTTCTGCTAAGGCATATGCAACATACACTCTATCAGGTTGATCTTTAAAATTATCAAAAAATATTGGTATGCTATCAATTTTTTGAACGCCATAAACTACAGGTAGAGCTTTAGATTGCATGTTTATATTTAATTCTACGTCTGTAGGTATTTCTACTTCATACTCAATCTGTGTATACTTTTTACTCAACCCTAAAGCTTTCTTTTTCTTCTTTAGTCTAGTTCTTGTTTCGGTTCTATTATAAGTAGCTATTAAATTTAAAGAACTTTCTGAATGCTCAAACCCGTAATCTCCTTCGTACTCTTTCCTAAGAATCATATTTTCGTCGGAAAGTCCATCAATGCCTACAGCTCTATGATCTGCATCTGAAGTTAATCTATTTTGTACTCTTACAAAATCTCCCCAGTGGCTAGCCAATGTCCAAGACATTTCACTAGAGTTTCCAGGATTTTCGCTTAAAGCAGCATTTGAAATTATACCTTTAAATATTAAAACAGCACCTTTTTGATCATATACTCCATTTATAAAAGCGGGAAAACCTCCTATAATAGAGTTTGTATTAGGATCTATAAACACTCGGTAAATAACTACTTCTCTGTTTATATAGTTAGTATATGACGTAGATCCGTTTCCTATAACTAAAGTAGATATTTCTTCTGAAATAAGGCTCATATTATAACTAGCAGTTTCAGCCGTCCACGAACTAGAGCCTTTTGTTTGGGTAACCATAATTGCAGGTCTGGGAGTTCCATAAGTTGTAGAATCTATAAAGAATCTATTTATAATAAAAGTAATATTATTATTACTTCCAGAGCCCGCAGACAGTGTTACAGTATCTCCCTCCTTAAAGCCTATTTCTGATATATCAGTGTTTAATACAATAGTAGTATTATCTGCTAAAAATCTCATATCTTTTTCAAAATGAACAAGACCCAGACTACTGCTATCCAGCTTTATTGTAAGGCTAGAGGCTTTTGCTTCGATTCCTTCATTTAAAGTTCCTACACTAAGTAGTTTATTTGCGTGATACGTTTGTAAACCGTTAGGGATAGCTCCTGAAAGGGAATTAGGGTTTTCAAAAATATCTTTTTCACGTTGAAACTCTTGTAAACGGCTAAATGATCCATCATTAAACTCTATATTAAAAGGAGCGTCCGTTATATAAGAATACGTAACAGCTTCTTTACTGGCTACTCCGTTATAATTTGGGTTAAGGGTAGGTTTTTCGAATTTTACAAGATGTGCTACTAAATACTCGTCGTTATTAAGTAAAGCATTTGCTAAATCTGGGTGATAAGATCTATATGTCATTATTTTTCAGCCTCTTCTAGCTTTAGTGAAAAAGAATATAAATTATCTACATTTGTACGATATTCTTGCACGTCGGAAGATAAAAATACTCGGGGTTTAGGGTCTAAAAAGTTTGGATAAGCATTTACATAGGTGTTTCTTCTAAGAGAGGGAGTAAAGTGTACTCTGACTTCGTTAGTCCCTAAAGTAATAGCGCCAGTTTGTTGATTTGTAGATGTCTCTACTCTATTTACTCTATATAGTTTTGTATGTAAAGGTTCTAGACTGTCCTCTAACACAAAAAAGTCGCCCGGCTCCGGAGTCTTGTTTGTACTAACATTATAAGTAGCTCCAGTAAATATAAAAGAATCTGTTCCAGCAGGTACATAAGTAGCTTGAATTGTTCCGTCTCCCGCTGCGGGGACTGAAGTAGCAGTAAAAATATCATTTGTATTAGGAGAAACAGGCGCGCCTATAGAAGACCAGTTAGTCGCTCCTGTAGTACTAATAACTTTATATTCCTGTCCAGGCCTTAAATCTGTAACATTAATTGTAGGTGTTTGAACTTTAAGAAAAGTATTAGAAAAAATAGATAAAGCAGAACCAAATACGAGATTTCTTGTAAATTTAGACGAAGGCATGGAAAAATAAAAAGGAGAAAGTCTTCCCTTTTTATGTAGTATAAAGCTTTGAACAGGCTCAAAATCTTCCCTTGTCATATCGTTATAAGATAAATCAAAATCCCAAGAATGTTTGCCTACCCCTGCGGTAATGAGTCTGCCAGAGTTTGTCCTTGACGACATATTCTCTGATTTTGACTTAATTTTTATAGACGTTATACCTCCTATAGTACTATTGGTAGTAGAAACGGCTGCACCGGCATTGTCGACAGGGTTTTGAGGATCTGGTAAAATATTTGAAAAATCTGTAAAAGTAGTCATTATAGTTGTGTCTCCGATACTCCTTCTAAGAAGTACTCTCCTTGTTCATTAGCGGCCTCTCTAATCATTCTTATTAGATTTCCTCGTTGATTTATTAGTAGCTCCTCTACACCTGCTGAATCTACAGCATTTATTGTAAAAGTAACGTTTGTATTACTTGCTGAAGTAGTTTCATCGGCAGGAAGTATAGTTCCTGGTACGCTAGGTATAAAGGTTTCAGGCCCTTGTTCTCCTACCATAAAGCCTGTACCGCCCCCTGAAGCTCTGTTTCTATAACCCGAGAAAGCAGGAGTAAAGTTTTGCATACCTCCTATACCAGAAGCTCCTCTCATATAAGATAACTCTCCTGACTGACTTCCTCCTTTAGCTAGATCTACAGTATTTTTTCTTTCGCCCATTCCTATTTTAGAAACTCCTCCAGCATTTATAGAAGAACCTCCCCCATCATAGCTCGTTTTGGCAATAGTAGCAAGTTGAGCAGCACCTAATGCACCTACTACGGCCATTTGAGCTGCCGCTAGTGTAGGACCTACGTAAGGATCTTTAATGCCTGACCATAAACCCATAATTGCCGATGCAGTATTTGCAACAACTTGTGCCATTTGCATTTTCTTATTTTGCTCAAACTCTTTTCTCTTCATTTGTTCTTTTTTCTTCTCAAGAGCTTTGAGTTTAGAAACACTTCCCGCTGATTGGCCGTCTCGTTTTTGCTCTGCAGCAATCTCTTTATCAATGGCTGCAATTTTTGCGGTGTGGTGAGCAGCCGTTATCTGAGATATACTGTTTATAGCTGCTGCTGCCATTTCTACGCCTGCTTGTGCTTTAGAGCCTCCCGCTTCAATACTCTCAAAGGCAGATGTAAATGCTTCACCCATATTTAAAGCGCCTTCCATTACGGAACTCATTAAAGCACCTTCAGGGCCTAAAGAAGCTAATTGTTCCATCATTGGACCGGCCGTTTCTGAAAGCTGGGAAAATACTTGAGACCCTGTAAGGGCCGGCATTTCGGCATTCGGATCTTTTTGTTTTGCAGCCTGATGTGCTATTTCTCTTTTTTCGGAAAAATCTCCTGCGGAATCTACTGCGAACCTTGCTGCTGCGTAGCCTTCGCCTCCCAAGCGTTTGTTTCTATCAGACTGGGCTTTGGTCATTTTTTCTACCATATCTGCTTGTTTAGCTAGTATTTCAAGAACTGCTATTTCTGCATCGTATTTTTCCTGGGTACCTAATTTTTCTAGATTTACTCTATCTTTTGCTAGCTTTAACTCAGTATCTAATAGGTTTGATTCTTTGCCTAAACCTGTAATCGCGGACATATTTGCTGACGTGGCATTAAGAGTAGCTTGATCTTTAGCTAACTTATTCATTCCGTCTCTATATTTTTCTAAATCGTCTGATAGCGTAATAAATCTAGACTGACCGCCCCCTTCTATGCCGTAAACTTTTAGAAATTCATTTGCTTTCTTATTGGCTGTATCTTGCCCTTTACCGTTCAATAAAATAGAATTTACTTCTGTTAGTGCCGAATTAACATTAGATATTCTGTCAGCTAATGGTCCAAAATTACTATCTCCAGAGGATATTAAGGTGTTTGCTTCTGCTATAAGATCATTGAATTTTTCAAAAGATTGTACAGCTGAATTTGTAGAGATAGATAAAGCATTTAAATCTGTCTGAGCTTTTTTAATATTGCCATCTGTGGAGAACTGTTCCATAATGGCCTGGGCCTTTGTAATAGTATTTGTAAGAAGGGCTTGGGCATCAGCATTCTCTTCTACAGTTTTTTTGTTTGACTGCAGGGCTGTTTCCATAATCTTGCTTTTTGCTATAAGAGTACTTACTGAAGTCACAAAATTATCTTTTAAGGTTTGAGATGCTTCAGCTGAAATATTATTAAATCTTTCCACGGCTGCAGTTGCGCCGGCCACTGCGCTACCTCTAGCCCTAATCAAATTAACGTCGTTCGTATCAGTAGATTTACCTTTGTCTGCTTGAGCCTGTTTTAGTTTAGTAGTTGCCTTTGTTAAACCTTTTATTCTTTCTACTTCTTCTACAATTCCTGCATCTACAATCGCTGAATTTACTTCTGTCAGTATACCTGCTAAAGGCTTGGCGGTATTATACCAACGACTACTGGCGCCTGACGCTTTTTTAATTGTTTTAGTGTACAATTCAATAACTTCAGTAAACTCTTCAAATCTCTCTGCATTCTTTTTAACTTGTTGCTCTAGTCTACTATCTTCTAAACCAAACATTTTTTCTATAACGGGATAAAGCAGAGACACCGCCATTCCTATTAGAGCAATATAAGGCATAATCTTTAAGGTTAGAGCGAACAATAGCTTGGCAGAGGAGGTTAAAGCAAGAAACAATCCCTGAGTTACTATTAAAGTGCCGTTCCAAAAACTTTGTCCTGCAGCTGCAGCTAAAGTATTTGTAGCTAAGCCTTTTAAACTTAGTATATGGTGACCTATGGCGGCAGTTACACCTTCTTCCATTAGTATATTCAAGGAGTTAGAAAGATTTAGTTTATCAGTTGCAAGAGTACCCTGCCAAAGAGCCATGTTTAAGGCGTTACGCATAGCAGTTACTTTACCAAGAGCAGGATTTGTTTTGTTCATCATATTGATGGACATATTTAAACTTTTTGTCATGGATTTAATTTGTGTATCACCAAACTTACCCGCTTTAGCTAATCTGTTAAAAGCGGGAGGCAGGTTTTCCATAGGTTTAATAGCTTTAAGAGAGTTTGCGGCTAACTTTGCTTGTTCAGTAGAGGCTTCTGCTGAGGCCTTTGCTAAACCTGCTAAGCCTCCAATCATCGTACCTCCAATAGAAGATAAAAACGCAGCGCCTACTCCAAGAAGTGCTACCTTTGACTCTGCTAAAAAGTTAATTACAGGTCTTAAGCCTTTTTGTACAAACTCTATAACATCTTTAGTAAGATCACTAAAGGTTGCACTTAATTTAGAGTAGGGACTAGCATCTAAAGCGTCTGCTAGCTGATCGTATTTTGCAGTACCATCTGCAATAATTGCATTTGTAAAAGCCATTCTACGCTCAAACATAGTTAAGCTAGTTACGTTTTTATTTAGGCTATTGGCGTAGTCTTTTGTTGCTTTATCTAACCGTACCATAATACCTAATTCATCTAGAATCTCTGGCTCTAGTTTGGCAGCACCTCGAGTAAGACGATCCATAGCATCTCCAAGATCTCTACCAAGAGCAAGGGAAGCACCTTTTGCTACTTTTGCTAATCCTTCCATTTGAGATTCACTAAAACCTGCAGATATACCTACAGCAGTAGTTCGCATAGCTTGTTCTGTAGAAATAGCATTATCTGTTATCTCTCTGAGCTTGTCAGCTACAAGAGTTAAGTTTCTGCCTGCTGATCGTCCTGTAAACTCTAAGCCTTCTTGTAATTTAGAAATTGCATCGTTTCTTGAAAGCAAGCCGAAAGCCGCAGACAACGCAAAAGCGTTCGCGGCTAGAGTTGCATAGGCGGGAACTAGACCGCCGGAGATACCGGCAGTCATTTTTGAAAATGCTTTAGTACTGTTAGAAGTAGCCTGTGCTACGCCTTTATTCTTTTTACTATATCGATCCGCGGATTTAGTTGCTTTATCAGTACTTTGTGCAGCTTTTTCTGCATCTTTACCAATAGCTTTTAAACTACCGTCTTCCATGACCTTATACGTAACTTGAATTGTATCTGCCACTACTATTTTCTCTTTAGCTTCTCCCTATCTCTTTTTAGTCTTTCTTGAGAATGTTCGATTGCTCTTGATTCTAAATATGTAAGAATCTCTAAAAATAATTCTGTATCATCTACGTCATATATATCTAAATAGTACGGTAGATTAGTGAAATCTTTGCCCATATATCCTATATCCGGATATACTCTATCTCCTAACTGGCTAAAAGTTCTCATAGCATCTATTACGAGAGTAGGAAAATCATCTAGATCCAAAGGTATTTCTTGCTCTACAGGATCTTTACCTAGTTGTTCACACATAGCAAAGTAACGCTGTCGCGTCATTTTACTATCAGACTCCTTCAGATACCTTTGCAGGTTTTTCAGGAGCTTTTCCTTTTGATCCTGTACGAAAGTTGTCCAAGTCAAAGACTACCTCATTGAGCCATCCATCAAATTCAGTAGAGGAACTTACAAGAGTTTCCGCATTTTCAGAGGTATACTCTAATTGTTTTTTAGGGTTTTCGTTAGATACGTCTACTAATAGTAATGTTTCTAAGTGTTCCATAGTTAAACCCTTCCAGTTTTTTACAACTGCAGAGGTAAACTCTTGGACAAATTTTTCTTCGTTTATGTCTTCTATAGCCTGACGAGTCTTTCTATCAAACTTTGTAGAAATACATTTTTTTCTTAAATTAGCTAATTCTTTTCTTGATAGATTTACTACTTCTACGGAAAAACCTTCCAAGCCTGGAAAGTCTACCCATACTGCTTTTGTGTCTACCATTAAGTTTTTAAGTTGCATTGTTACTCCTATATATTAATATATTTAATTGTTGAACTAAGTGGTCTGGAATTATCTGTAAGTCTCCAGTCATAATTTTGTGTAAATATTTCATCTGAAGATGATCTATTTGTAAATGAGCATGTTAACATATCAAATTCGAATCCATATATTACTCCCTCTTTCTCTCCTACTTTTATCTTTAAAGAGCTATTTATACTAGAAGTATTTTCTAAGTTTGAATTTGTATCGCATGAGTATCTGCCTATAGAACCCGAAAATATTTTTTTATTTATAATAAAATTTTCAGGATAAACCAGTGCGTCCTGATTTTGTTGTATTGCCATAGCATCATATAAAGTCCTATTCTCTACCCATTTTATATCGTTTTGTAGCTCTGCTGATATTGAAAATACTTCTGAAGAAATTTCTACACTGTCTAATTCAATAGATATGTCATCTCCTCTTAAATATTTTCTCCCTGATGTCATAGGCTGGTGGACACCTGGGGAAGTAAAGCTTGTGGCATTTACTAATAGTTTTGATAGCTTAGACGCTTCACCAGATACTGTTAATGTCAGGGGTGTAGATCGCTCGATCCCATACGTCCCATTAGTAATAACGCATTTATCTAGTTTATAGACAGCTTCTGTAGAAGCTATATACAACGAAAAAACAGTAGAATTTATAAGTTTATCGTGTACTACTTGTAAATCATTTTCTTTAAATACTGGAATTTTAAATTCAAAATTAGCCGGATTTGCTTTAACTATAGAAGATTTTTCAAAGTAATCTTCTGGCCTATTTAAAGTCTTGTTCATACTAGATTTATCAGTACTAGTTTGACTAAAGCTAAAATTTTCGGAAAGCTCTAGCTTATAAGATTCTCCTGTTGAATGAAGGTTATAAGAGTCCCTTGACTGTGCCTCCGAATGTACGCTGTCATAAAACTTTACCTCTGCTATAGAGCCTTCAAAGTTATTAGTAATATAGAGACTGTTTGGTGCAATATTTCTTGCCGCTAAACTTAAAGACCCGAGACTAGACCCGTTTTCTACAAACCTCGGCCTACTGCTAGGAGTGCCCAATGTAGAATTGTTTAAGTGTAGACTTAATAGATTAGTAGGTACTCCGTAATGTGATTTTATGTGTAAATAATTCCATTGACCTGGAGTAACTACATTTTCATATACTATCACGTCATCTGACGAATTGTTGGGCGACTCACCTGTTAATTTTAAGTCTAGAGTGGTCTGTCCGACTCTTTGAATTATTTCAACCCCCCACCCAAATCCAGAGGCTCCTCTACCTATTAAATATCCAGTGTAGTCTTGTGACTGAGGGGCTACATCGTCTACGTTAAACCATAAACTTATTTCCCAGTTGTTATTGTTTTCAAAACTTCTTGCATCTTCTCTTGAGAGTAAAGTCATCCCTTTACCCCCGTTTTTAAAAGTCAGTGCACCTAAAAAAGGAGAATCTGTAGATTCTACTGTATGGGAATTATTAGATACTGTAGTACCTGGGTTATTACTACTTACTACTCCGGAAACAGAGGTTATTTTATCAACTATTCCGTCCGATAAATTTCTAAGGCTAAAGTAGTGGTACGGATTTCGGTATTCGTAGTGCTCTAGATAAGACTCGTCTACAACTAAGTATGCTTGCGAGTCTTTTTTTAAGTTATAACTAGCCATAAATCTCCGTACAATAAAAAGGGGTCCGAAAAAGACCCCCTTAACTTTTTCTATATCATATTATAGTCTAAGAGACCATAAATGTCAAGAAATATTTTTAACTACCTTTATATACAATAGTCATCTCATTGGCTTCTGAAATTGTGCTAGGTAAACTATTAAAGTTAGCTTCTAAAGAAATAACATCTTCAATAGAATGTGTAGGTAGCTCCAACTGTGAGTTTGGTAAACTAACTTCCATTCTAGGAGTAGATGTTGAGCCTCCTACATCAAACTGTAGTTGGAAAGAGTTATTAATATTATCTGTGTCAACTATTAAATCTTGAAATAGTTGATGACTTTCATTAGCTCCAGAGCTTAAGTAGCAAGTAAAGCTACCGTTTACTGATCTTGTTCCAGTGACATGTCCGATTGGCTGATTAACTACTCCTAAACTTTCTGGTGTTAGAAATGATATATTATTAGACAATGTTACACTACCACCTGTAAGTGTTAAGGAGTAAGTTTTGGATCCCGGACCTCCTACTGCGGTAAGTTGTGTTAATCTATTTCTAATAAAGTTGCCTGTACTAGTTCCTTCGGTACCTAGAGTTACGTCTGTACCTACTGATGGAACACTTGCTACATTTTCTATTAAAGAGCCCATTCCTGACCAGCTAATAGTAGTAATTCCGTCAATATCAAACTCTAAACCTGCTTCATTAACAACGCAATCTTTAATCTTATAAATCTTAGTACCTGTATTAGAGCTACCTAGTTCAAAATATAAATCACCTGTCGCAAGTTGAGTCTTGTTAGAGTTACTAAATTCAATTTCGGCTTGAGTAGCGCTTGAGGTGTATCCTTCTACAGTTGCATTACCTGTAGTAATATTTGAACCCGAAAGAGCTATAGTTATATCCTGTGAAGGTGCAGCTCCTAATTCGAAAGCTGATTCTATATCTTCTTTAGAAATAAATAGTTTATCACCTGATCCATATCCTGAGCCTCCATAACTACCCGTTCCCATAGAGGCTGTAATTGCTCCAGTTGTATCAGAAATACTAATTTGTAATACAACACCTGCACCGTTTCCATCAGTTTCTGCTGCGATAAATTGATCACTACCATAACTACCAGCTCCTAATGCTGTCGGGCCAGTTACAGAAAAAACACCTGTAACAACACCAGTAGTACTAACACCTTGTCCAGCATCTCCTGCCATCATTGTCCATAAAATATCTTCTGGAGCATAATGAGAGTTACTAGCCCTGCCGCCAGATGTAGCACCTGTATTTTTAGAAGGTCGAGCATATGTTGAAAAACTCCATTCCGCAGGCGCAAAAGAGTCTGTAAATACTTGTCTACCTCTACGGCTGACATTTGATGAGTTGGACATTTCGTTCAGAGTAACTTCTGAAGTATTTGTTGCTTGAGAGAATGAAAATCCATCTAATACCGGAATAGTGTACTTTTTATTAGCCACTATCAGGTATACGTTGGTATCTCTGCTAAAAAATAAATTATTTGACATAATTTTCTCCTATGTATCTTGAAAAGACAAGGGCGTGAACTTTTGTTCGTGCCTGTATTTTCTAGTATCGAACCTCTATTTGTAGTTCTCCTACTCCTAAAGGTTCAAGTACACCTTCATCAGTGTCTACACTGACTATTGTGATTTGTTGTGTATATTGAGTCGTACCTGTACGATCTTTATACGCTAATCGAGAGTTTGTTTCCAGTACAGTCTCTACGTCTTCTAATAACTCGTCGAGTGCTAGTACTGAATCTTCATCTTGTACATAACATCTAACTGTTACAGACAGAAATCTGTCTTTATAACCGCCTCCTTGATACTCTCGGGTTTCGGAGCCAGCATTTAGGTGAACTGCAGGAAATTCCTCCACCTCATCCCAAAATTTTAGTCTTGGAGATACATTTCCAGCAAGATCGCTGAGAAAAGTACCAGTACCATTTATATCTTTGAGTTTTTCTACAAGAGCTTCTACAATTCCTAAACGTCTTGTTGTGTATGCTCTGCTCATTATACTCTCCTCGTATAGAATCTACCAATAGCAAACTGTGCTGCTATTTCTCGAATAGATTTGTCTATTAAATCTCGTGGGTCTCTATCACCGTTTGACCAATTCCCCCTGCTACCTTCCTCAAAAACTTGATAAGGGTTTCTTTGATAAGTATATCCTATACTTGGGAAACCTTTAGGGGTTTGAGCAATTTCTGTTACTTTTACACTTTCTGCAAATCTTCCACTTCTATTAACAAGAGAAGGTTCTTTCATATTTTTTCTTACAGTTTCAGGAAGTTTCTGATTAAGCAATCCTAAAAGTTCCAAAGGTTGTCTAGCCGCTGAACGGTCCGCTGCTTTTTTTCGTCTCATTCTGGCTACTGCTGGCAAGGCTGCTCTACCGATTCTGTTTTTAGACCTTGCCGCTTTCTTAGCTTTAGCTTTAGAGTTTTTATTTCCTGAACTAGATTTATCATCTATTTTTAAATCGTTTGCTGAAACTTTTACATTCTTTAAATTTTTAAAAGGATCTAAAACTTCCTGACGGGTCTTTTTAATATACTTTTCTCTAGGAGTATCTGAACCAGATAAATTCTTAATACCTCCAAGTTTCTTTATAGCTTTTTTAATTTGACCTTGTAGTACGCTTTTTTGCTTTTTTAACATTGCGCCTCCAGACCTGTTATCTACCGCTGCTTCTAGTTCTACAGTATAAGTGTCTATTTTTGCATCTTTAATAAGGCTTACATCTATACCTAAGTCTGACATCATTTTTCTAATGTCTGGCTCTTTTAAAGCATCTCCAGTTTCTGTAAAAATAGACTCATCGCCTAATACGTCTTCAAAAGCATCTCTAATCAAGGATTCTATAACACTTTTTCCTTCAACGTGACCTAGTTGCACCTCTCTTCCTGGTGCCTCTCTTACTTTTCCTGTCTTTGTTCGGAGTGCTTTATTTTTTACTCTTCCAGTCTTTTCGTTAGTAAACTCTTGTTGTCTTAAGTAATTTTGTATATTAGTAAAAGCTACTTTTAAATGTGGTCTATATGTATCGTATATTTTTCCATAAATAGAATCAGGATCTCCGTACTGACTCTTTCTCTTTACAGAGGATGTAAACGTCATTCTTATAAAACTTTTTCCAGAAGTTAGCTTTTTCTCATCGGCTTTAATTCTAGGCAAACTTTTTTTTAGTTTAGTTAGTAGTCCTTCTGCTTCTTTGTTTATAAACGCTTTATCTTTATTACTTAAAGGTATACCCTGAGCCCCTGCTTGTATTTTTACTTGTTTTGCAAACTTTCCTGAGTTAAACCTAAAAATATGTGCACGTTTATCAGCTTGTTCTCTTCTATAATCTTTAGAACTTCTCTTCAATTCTGAGTCTAATTTATTTAGAAACGCTAATAAATCTTTTTGAGCCATTAGAAGTTCTTATAAAGATCTAGTACTCTTTTAATATGGTCAGGGAACGCAACATTGTTTCTCTGACTTGAAGAGCTTTGATTCTGTATGCTCGCACCCGCAATAGTTTGACGCGCTTTGTGCTCGTCTTTTACATAATAAGTAATTAAATCAATAACTGCTAACTCTAAATCAGCAGGGCAATTTTCATATCCTGCAGTGTAAACTACTTGCACAGCACCTGGACCATTTGCCCAGTTTCTTGCTGCGCCACTTGAAGATACTCTATAAATACTGTCGGTAGAGTAGTCTACATAGTAGTCAGTATTTTCTACAAGAGTAGTGTAACTATCTGAGAGATTCTCTCTCTCTTTTACTGAAGTTACTCCTACTAAAGGGCTTTCTGTAAGTTGTACAATATTAGATGCCCAATTAACACTTAACGTTTCGGTCTTTGCCGAAGTATGATAAGTAGTTATACCATTTCCACAATAAGTTCTTACTAATTGACTCACACGAGCAATAATAGACTCTATCTTAGAATCGTCTTTCGTAGACTGAATTCCTTCTGCTATTTTATAGTTTGATAGTGTTATTAAATCTGCCATAATTCTATAAGTCCATTAGTAAAAACTTGGGGGAGGCGAACCTCCCCGAAGTTTAAAAGTAAAAGTATTACTATTAGTCAGCTGTTTCAACGTATGTGATACGCTGAGCTGCAGTGTTGCCACCAACCACTTGAGTGAAACCAAGAGATTGAGAAGCTACAAGAGCAGTACGCTGGTTCGCAACTTCGTAATCTGTCTCAATAGAGACGTCACGTAGACGTGGAATTACGAAAGAGTTACGGTTAACAACGATAGCAGCAGTGTTGAGAACGTCATTAGCATCAGTATCATTATTATCTTCGCCAACTAGTTGATCACTAACAATTACAGGTGAACCATATACAGATCCAACTTGACCAGTAATCTTAGTTGCTAGATCATTGCCGACTTCCGAAATATCAGAGAAACCATTAGCATCAAGCATTAAGTTATGATACTGCTTTACACCTACGATATAAGCAACATCTGCAGGGTTAACGCCATAAGCCTCCATATTGCCGCGAGCAGCTAATAGGTTTGCTGCTGTTAGAGTACCATCACCACCAGTAGTAGTACCAATTGTAGTAGTACCTCCTGCATAGCCTGAAGTTACATCAGTTTCTGCACCACCAGTACCTACTAGACCTTTGTTAGTACCATAACCGTATAGACAAGCTTTATCTACAGCTCGTGCATGAGCACGTGCTAGAGCTGCTGTCAACATTGGAATGATGCTAAGAACCACTTGCTCGTCAGTATCTGAAGGTAGGAAAGTACCAGAGATTAGACGCTCTGCGTATGCAGTTACTGAAGTGATTGGGAAGTCGCTGTTAGCAGCTCCACCTTTTGCACTTAGGTTGTTAGCAGTAGCAGAAACACCGCCAGCACTGAAAGATGCAAAGTTAGTGTCACCAACTACAGGTAGAATGGTTGCACCTGAGTTTACTTGTAACTCTTGGAAAAGGCCAGCTACTTGTTGCTGAAGACGTACATCTTCATTAAAAGTTTGTGAAATTAAAGTATCAATTGGCTGAGCCTGCGCTGGGTTGTTAGCAGTATAAGACGTTGAAGCGTCTTTTAATACAGACTGGCCATATGCAGTACCTTCCAAGCCTTTACCAGTAATTTTACCTAGTACGTGAGCTTTAAGAAAGTCTTTACCGAAAGAAGAAAGCTCTGAACCACGATCAGAGAAAGATTTTTTGCTTGATTGCATTGCTGCAATTTCAGCTTTCTTCTCTTCAAGTTCTGCACGGAAAGTGCCCATTACTTCTTCAAGGTTTGCGTCTTTTTCAGCAATTTTTGCTTCTACGTCTGACATAAGTTTTTCAACACCTGATTCAACACCAGTGTTAATAACTGTTTTAATTGATTCTGCTTCTAAAGCTTTCGCTTCGTCTGCTTCTTGAGCTGCTTTAGCGGTGGCTTCGTCAGCTGCTTTTTGCTCGGCTTGCTTCATAGCAATCTTAGCGGCAGTATCTTCTGCTACTTTCTTTGCAAAAGCTTCCAAGTCGATGTTTTGATTATCCATCTTGATCTCCTGATCTGCGGATTTCTCCGCGCTTTTCGGTGTGTCA